ATTCCGTCGTCGTAAAGCAGGACAAACCTCAGTTAGCGGAAGTACAATTGCCGCAAATCCATTTTCAGTTAGTGATGAACTAACTATTGGAGTTACAGAAATTGGCTCTGCCACAATAAATGAAACAACTATTACTCTAACTGGCACTAGTCAATCAAGTTTTGTTAGTGATATTTTAGCTGCAAATATTCCCGAATTAAATGTTACTGTAGATAATAATGTTATTACATTTACTCACGTTTATGGTGGAGATATTTATTTAACAGATGTAACAGGTAACCCAATTGCAGATGCAGGGTTTAGTAGCTCTACAAGTGGAACTATTTTATATGGCAGCAGTTTAGCATTAACAAACTGGGAAGCTCTTACTTATACCTTTAGTACCACAGAACCATATCAAGCACCAGCTGATGGTACTTTATGGTACTACAGTGATCCTGCGACAGTTGACATTATGATCAATGAAATCGGAGGATGGAGAGGATATAAGAGTTTATATTATGACGGATCTACAACAGATTCTAGAGGTTACGATTTAAGTGCTACAGACCCAAATGGAGTTATTGTTAGTGCAAGCGAACCAGAATTTCAAAGCGACGGATTAACTGCTTTAGTAGCAGGCGATCTGTGGTTAGATTCCGGAGATCTAGAAAATTATCCAGTAATTTACAGATATGATGGATCAAATTGGATATTAATTGATAACACCGATCAAACTGGGCAGAATGGAATAGTATTTGCAGATGCTCGTTGGGATATAGATGGAACTACTGATATAATCACAGGTAGCTTACCATCAACTATTGATCTACTAGAAAGCGATTATATTGATCAAGATGCACCGGATTATAGATTATATCCAAGAGGAATGTTACTTTTTAACATGAGAAGAAGTGGCTATAATGTTAAACAGTATGTAAGTAATAAATTTAATGCAGTTGCTTATCCAGATCTGCCAACTGTTCCTGGAGCGAGTGGTTCTTTACCAACCATTAAAGATACCTGGCAAACAGCAAGTGGATTAAAAGACAACGGTAGCCCATATATGGGAAGACAAGCGCAAAGAAAAATGGTCACAGCCGCTATGCAAGCTGCTTTAATCGCCAGCACAGAAATAAGAGAAGATCAATATTTCTTTAATATTATTTGCGCTCCGGGATATCCAGAGTTAATTGACGAGATGGTAGCATTAAACAATGATCGAGCACAAACTGCATTTGTCTTAGGTGACACACCTATGCGGTTAGCGCCTAATGCTATTGATATTGCAAATTGGAGTAATAATACCAACGGAGACGGATTAGCCACCGCTAGTCCTTATCTAGGAGTTTATTATCCGTGTGGTAAAACATCAGACTTACAAGGTAACGATGTTGTGGTTCCAGCCAGTCACATGGCACTACGAACAATGATTTATAACGACAACGTAAGTTATCAATGGTTTGCACCAGCTGGATCAAGAAGAGGTTTAGTTGATAATGCATCAAGCATTGGTTATATTGACTCTGCAACAGGAGAATTTACATTTAACGGAATTCGAGTGGGGTTAAGAGATACGTTATACGAAAATAAAATTAATCCTATTACTAATCTTCCAGGGGTTGGTCTAGTTGTTTGGGGACAAAAAACACGTAACCCAACTGCAAGTTCATTGGATCGTATTAATGTTGCACGTTTAGTTAATTATATTAGAACTATTTTAGCTAGAATTGGTGATGGATACTTATTTGAACCTAACGATAAAATTACTAGGGATCAGATTAAAAATGTTATCAGTGGCGCCATCAATGACTTAATTAGTAAAAGAGGAATTTACGATTATATAGTTGTATGTGACGAAACTAACAATACACCAACTCGTATAGCTAGAAATGAGTTGTATGTAGACATTGCAATTGAGCCAATGAAAGCAGTTGAGTTTATTTATATCCCAATTAGATTGAAAAATCCAGGTGATATAGCGGCAGGAGTATAATGTAGGTATATTATGGAGTCATATATGACTCCATTTACCTGACAAAAAATATGGTAAATACCTATAATAGGAGAATAACATGGCAATAGGTTCATTGAATAGATTTACAGTTCCTTTAGCTACCGGCGAAACAGGCGGAGCTCAAGGTTTATTAATGCCGAAATTAAAATATAGATTTCGGGCCGAATTCCAAAATTTTGGAGGTACGGTAGGTACAGTAGATCTTACTAAACAAGTAGCAACTATTGGCCGGCCGAATGTAAATTTTAATACCTTTCCAATTGATGTTTACAACAGTAAAATAAATTTAATTGGCAAGCCAACATGGGAACCAGTAACTGTTACGTTACGTGACGATGCAGGAAACAATGTAAGTAAATTAATCGGAACACAAATTCAGAAACAATTTGATTTTATGGAACAGGCTAGTGCAGGAGTAGGAGCTGACTATAAATTTATTTTAAAATTTGAAATGCTAGATGGCGGTAATAGTAATAATCCAACAGGATCAATGGCTGCAAATGTATTAGAAACATGGGAACTATATGGAGCTTTCCTATCACAAGTTAATTACGGCGACATGGATTATAGCGCCAATGATCCTGTCATGATTACTCTCACAATTCAATACGATAATGCTATTCAAACACCGTTAGGTACAGGTGTAGGAACTGCGGTAGGTCGTAGACTAGGAGATCAGTTAGCCGCTACCGGTATGCAGCGCACTTAATATTTTTTGTTTTGTAATTAACCCGGCTTTGGCCGGGTTTTTTTTGACATAAATATTATTATGGGAATATTTGACGGATTTTTTAAACAGATAGCTGCCGGCGATAATCTTAAAGATTATACGCATGCTTCTAAATTATTTAGAAGTTATAATTATGCACTAGCACCTAAGCATGGGTTTTTATATCATGTATTCTTTGACATTAATCCTTCGTTAACTTTTGTAGGTAGGGATCAACAATTAGAAGCTGGTATGTTAGTAAAAAATGTTGATTTACCAAAGTTTACTTTTGATACTAAAGTTCTTAATAGTTACAATAGACCAAATGTTGTACAAACTAAAATTAAATATGATTCAGTGAATATTGCGTTTCATGACGATATGTCTAATGTAGTTCGCAACTTATGGTTTGACTATTATAACTATTATTATCGAGATGCAGATAATGGATTTGCAGATAGCAGTGGGGCGGTTAATCCTAATTATTATCAGAATCACAAATATCAGCCAGGCCCAAGAGATGTGTTAAATCGTTTTGGATACCATCCAAGATCCTCGGGCGGAGATAATAAGTATTTTCAATCTATTAGAATTTATAGTTTATATAAAAGACAATTTAGCGAATATACTCTTATAAACCCAATTATTACTAATTTTAGTCATGGTAGTCATGGTAGTGAGAGCGCCAGTTCAACATTAGATCATACTATGACTATCTCGTACGAAAGTATATTATATGCCAGTGGTTATGTAACTTCAAATACAGTTAAAGGATTTGCAGATTTGCATTATGATAAATCCCCGAGCCCATTGAGTGCATTAGGAGGAGGTACAAATTCAATATTAGGGCCGGGTGGGATATTATCAGCAGCTGATGAAATATCTCGCGACGCTACTGGAGGTAATTATGGTGCAGCAGCGTTTAAACTTTTACGTAGCTACGATAAAAATAAAAATATAAATTTAACTGGCTTAGCAAAGGGCGAATTAGTCCAGGCTGGATTGGATATGATAGCCGGAAGAGATCCTCGCGATAAATTTTTTGTGCCATATAACGGAGCCAGGGCAGCAAGAACATCGCCGCCTACTGCATTAACTCCGGCCTCTCCGGGAGCATCCTCAGGGAGTATTATTAGCAATGGTAAAAGTTTGTCCGGTATTGCAGCCGCTGGTATAGGTTTTATTGGCGCAACTGCTGTGGCTGGAAATCCGTCTGTTGGCGCCGCAGTAGGACTAGCATCCGGTATTATAGTAAATAGTTCAGGATCACTATCAGGAGGTCCAATTAACAAAGTGGTTAAGATTGGTTATAATTCTCCATTGGCTGTACAAGGCATTGAGAATCCAGCTGATACCTACAGTTATGCCAAATCATTGCAAAAACTTGCAGAAAACAGATCAGCATCGGTACAATCCGCTAGTCTAGACAATAGCGGAATTTTGGCTGCACCCGTAGAAAATCCAGTATTTGAAATTGGAAGTAACACAAAGGTTGTTGATATCAATCCTTTACAACAAACACCTTATTCGAATAAATTTATTCCAAAACAAGTTACAGTGGCCAATAGAGAAGCAGCAAAATTTATTAGTAAAGGTAATCCTAACACCGATTTTATAACAGGACCAGGGTCGCAAATAGGCGGTAAACAAACTCCTCCTATTCCTTAATATTATGAAAACTAACAGCACAATATTTACTACAACAATTTTCGGAAATAGTTCTGGGTTAACTAAAGAAGAATTAGTAGATAAAGATACTAGCACTATCGAAACTTACCTGAGCAACTTTAGTGATTCAACCTTAAGAACTAAAGTTCCAATTATTCCTAGTAATCAAAGAGTCGCTAAGGACAAATAATGACTAATACTGCACTTCCAATTAGAGAATATCCAACCAATACAAAAGGTATCAATGTAAATTCAATTGACACTAAAGATGTTCAAAGTTTTTTCAATAACTATTTTAATATTCCAGTTAATGTTAGTAGTAACGTTGATAGTGCAATAATTGCATATTTTGAACAAGTAGCTGAAACTAAAATAGGAGCTAGGGCATTGGCTAGTGCAGTTATATATACATCAGTGAAGCAAGGAATTGATCCTATGTCTGTATTAGAAGAATTTCAAAAATTATCAATTGGGGAATTAGATGCTTACACAGCCATGTTCTTAAATTTTGAAAGAGTTGGAACAAGCTATGTGGGAATCAATAATCAAACTACTTTAAACAAATATGTCTTAAGAACTATTCTTCCATGAGTAAATTTGCCAATGGGTTTTATCAGCTGCTAAATCCGGACAAATATGTCGGAAAAAAAGTACCCCATTTTAGAAGTTCATGGGAGCATACTTTTATGCGTTTTTGCGACGAAAACCCATCAGTGCTGCAATGGGCCAACGAAGCAGTTCATATTCCTTATAAAAATCCGTTTACTAATAAAAATACAATCTATATACCCGATTTTGTTATTTTCTATGTAACCAAAGACGGAAAAAAATTTGGTGAACTAATAGAAATAAAACCTTCTCGCGAGACTACACTAGAAGCGGCTAGGAGCACAAGAGATAAAGCTTATGCTGTATTAAATCAGTTTAAATGGGAAGCAGCTAATGCATGGTGTAAACAACAAGGACTTAGATTCAGAGTAGTAACAGAAAATGATATGTTTCACCAAGGTCGAGCTCGGTAAATACGAGCATGACAAAAAAATTATCTGAATTATTTGATCTACCCGATATATCACACGAAAATGTCGTACAACCCAGCGAAGCTTTACAATCAATTGACGATAATCAAGAAGTTATCCTGCAAGTAGATGCAGCTATAGATAAAATTGATAATGCTCTGCCCATGATTCGCGACTTATCAGCTTCAGATTCGGAGCTAGATGAGCTAGCAGATTTAGCCAAAGATAAATTTCAAGATTTAATGGATCTTGGTATGAATATGGATCCTAGATTTGCGGGAGTAGTACTACAAAGTGCTAGTACGCTTCTCGGACATGCAATTACCGCCAAAACAGCTAAAATAGATAAGAAGCTAAAAATGGTACAGCTACAATTACAAAAAGCTCGACTAGATCATCAGATTAGTAAAGATAATCCCGAAGGTAAACCTCTAGAGGGACAAGGTATAGTATTAGATAGAAATGCTCTATTAGAACAGATTCTTCAAAAGAATAAAACCGCATAAATACCTAATAAGAGGATTTATTATGAAAAGTTTACAAGCCTATATTTCAGAAAGAAATACCCAATATGATTTTAGGATTAAAGTTGCAAAACAAGATCCAAATGAAATTATGGAAGAAATCAAGAATGCACTTAATGCTTACGAACTTGTAAGTATTAGTAAAGCAAAAAGTTTACCCATACAAGAACACAGAGAGTTCCCAAAATGGGGTGCTTGCGAATGCTGGCAATTTGAAGCTACAGTAGCATATCCAACTACTGCACCTCAAATCGCTCAATTATTAAAAGAGCGCACCGGTATGCAAGCCGAGTGGGTATGTGTATATGGTAAACAGCAAGCAGATCAAAATGATTATGCAGAGGCGCTAGGTAAAGATCATACTGGTGCATTGCTATTAGATAATGAACTTAAAGATGTTCCGGGCGGACAAGAATTAGTAGGCGAAAAGCGTAAAGATAGTATGCTCAAGGAATTAGATAAACAATCACCTAAGATGGTTGCATTGGAATCTGATCCTGCATTAACTTCTACTCGTGCATCTGAAAGAACTAAAGCAGCACAAACTACAAATCAATTACCTCAAGGTACTACTAGTCCTTTAGGAACACATAAACCAAAATTACCACCCGTTAAAGGAAAGAAATAATGAGCAACAATATCTATGATATCTTAAACAAAATTAATCAGTTAGAAGGTAAAAAAGATTCTTTTAAAGAATCTCTAACTGAAGCTGCAAAGAACTGTGGCAGTTGCGGTAAGCCGATGGCAAAATGTAAGTGTAAGGATCACAAACATGAAAGCAAGAAGAAAGATAAGAAAGATAAAGGAGCAATTGCTGAAGCAATTGCTAAAGTTGAAAAACAGTTAAACGAAAAATATCATGGTTTTAAAAAAATGCAAGAAAGCGAAGTAGAGGAAAGCGGTCTACAAGCATACTTAGGCAAAAAGAAATACGGCGAAACTGGCATGAAGGCACTACAAAAAGCCGGCCGTGACGGTGCTAGTAAAGAAAAAATGGCCATGATCCGTGCGAAGCATGACAAGATGGATGAAGCCGATGCCAACGAAGATGTTTTAACACCCAAGCAACAGAAGTTTGCCAAACTGGCACCACCACCAGATAAGATTACCTATGCCGATAAAATTGCCGGCGCCAAGAAAAAAACTGAAGGAAATAAATTTTCAGGAAACTTAATGAAAGCCAGAGCGCAAGGTCTTAAAAAGGCAGACCTTGACGGTGATGGAAACATGGAGCCAGTACGTGAAGGTTTCCCTACAGTAGCCGACGCTAAAAAGCGTATGGATGACAAAGAAGGTAAAACATCACATGGTAAGAAAACAGTTACTAAAACTGGTGTTAAACACGAGCGTGATTATGATGCAGTAGATAAAGGCGCAGATGTTGATACCACGCCAAAAGGCCGCGGTCGTCCTAAAAAAGATAAGTTTGCTTGATGAAAATCAAAGACATAATTGGTGAATCTCAGTTGCAAGAGCAGAGACTTGATGAGTTTCTGCCTCTTGCATTGGCCGCACTAGGCGGAACAGCCGCAGGTGCAACACTAGGCGATTACTTACTTCAAAAACGTAAAGGCGAAAAAGATTGGAATTTTGGCCAATCGGTTGGTAGAAATATCGAACGAGGAGAAAAATTTGTTACTCAAAAAGCTGCACCCGCGGCAGAAAAATTTGCCAAAGATGTCTATAAAGGATATACAGGTAAAGATGCACCTGAAAATTTAGATCAATGGTTAGATGATCTAGGTGCATATAAAGTTCCGTATACTCTAGACAATGTTGAAAAAATTAAAAAACAAGCCGATATAGAATATAATAGGCCGTGGACTGAACCTGATTTGAACGAAGAATCAAAAAAAAAATCTTCATTTGAAATCGAAGTAGAAAAAAATTTTCAAGATCCATACATTAGAAAAGCAATCATGGCTAAGGCCAGGCATGAATCTGGCAATGCAAACGTTGGTGAAAAAAGTTATGCCGGTTCTACAAATGCCCATATTAGAAAAGTTTTTCACGATAAACCTAAATTACTAGCACTGAGTGATGCTGAACTTACTGCACTTAAGAAAAATCCAGAAGCTTTTTATGACACAGTTTATGGACATATAGGTGGTTACAAATATAGAGGTCGTGGGCCAATACAAATTACCGGTAAAGCAAATTATGCTAGGATAGATAAAGATCTAGGTCTAAATGGAGCGTTAGTAAAAGATCCTGATATGCTGCTCAGAGATCCGCAACTTGCAAATGCAGCTTCTGTACAATATCTAAAAAATGCCGGAATTCATAAGAAAACAGTTAATAATCAAAAAGAGGCACATGAACAAGTAATTTATGCCATTGGCGGTCCTCTTTATGCTCCAGGTAGTAAAAGAGCAAAACAGGTTCTTGCTCAAGTTGAAAAATTAGATTCGTTACCAGCTACAGCAACCGTGGCAGCAACTACTGCCGCAACAACAAAAACAGGACAGGGAGGTAAGCCATCAACATCATCAGATCAACCAAGTGATGCAGATGCTAAAGTATCCACCCCTCCAAGTCAGCCCCGCGACATAGCAGGTAGACCACAAACATATGTTTATACTGGCCCGACTGTAAAAGATGTTATGCGTAAATTTGATAAAGATGATGCAGATAAAAAGGCTGAACTTAAATTTGTTGAACCCAAATCTGTAGTACCTACTGCTGAACCACCTAAATATGAGCCAGGTCCTAATCAAAAAGGGAATTTAACAACGCCGGTAAAATCTGATAGTGATTCGTCTCTTAGAGATACAGAAGTAAATCCGTTTGGAATAGCACCTGCTACTAAATCAAATTTGGATCGTGAAAAAGTTGGTAGTGGTTACACTAGAATTCCAGAATCGGTAAATACTGAAACGGAATTAACCGACATATTAAGACTGGCAGGACGTAATAAATGAAAATTAGTAATATTTTTGAAGCAGGAACAATCAGCGTAGACAAGTCAGTGGGAGCCGCTAGGGACGTAGCATCTACAACTGCATTGGGCGCATTAGCTAGCCAGCTTCCTAAAGTTCCTTCTGCTGTAAAGGCCATTGGTAAAAAAGTATTACCTGGTGTAAATATGGCATATCAAGGACTTGATGCAGCAAAAAGAGCAACTGCTGGCGATAGTGTAGGTAGTGCTATTGCAGCCGCCTCTGCCATTCCGATATTAGCTATACCTGGTACTGCGATTCAAGCCGGTAGAGATAAAATTCGAACAGGAAGTTTTTTACCCAGTGACGAAGAAGTTGCAGCAGCAGCTAAAAAAGATAAAGAAGCAGGCGGCTATTGGAAAGCACGTGGATCCGATTATGACCCAAGTTATATGCCAGAAAGTAAGATTATGAAAAATAATAGATTACATGCAGCAATTATTAAGGAAGAGCTCGAACTAAAAAAGTGTTCATTGACTGAAGATGAAATTAAGAATACAATTTTTATCTATAAAGATCGTCGAGGCAATTTTTTTACCGAATCGGGCAATCAAATTAATAATCAAAGAATTGATGAAGCCCCGGCCTGGTTAAAAACAGGACTTGATGCAGCAAAGACTGGGTGGAATGCTATTAAAGCTGGTGGTCAATGGGCCGCAAAAAATATCCCTCCGGCATACCAGGCCACTAAAGCAGGAATTGGTAAAGCAGCAGACGAAATTGGTAACGTATATCAAGCAGGAAAAAAAGCAGCGACAGCAGTCGGCAATGAGTTAGTAGATATTCCTACTTCTGCAGCTAAAAAATTAAGAGGTGCATATCAAGATGTTAGATACGGCACAACACCGGACATGGATCCTGCACAAAGATTAGCACACATTGATGATTATAAAACAAGAACCTCAATGCAAGATCTAAGCCAGGCAGAGGTCAAAGGTACTAAAGCAGATATTGAAAATAAGATCAGACAGGCCAAAGCCGATGCTGCTGCTACTACAAGACAATCTAAAGCCGATGCTGCTGCTACTACAAGACAATCTAAAGCCGATGTAGAGAGGACGCGATCTGCTGCAGACGTTGAACGAGCAACTGCGAGAGACATTGAAGCAAAACGACCAGTTGACTGGAAGTCGGTTGGTAAACAAACAGCAGCAGGAACGGCTATAGCCGGTGCTGCAACAGATGTTCTTCAAGGCACGGATGTTGAAACAGATCCAGATACAGGTAAAGCATCATTTGACTACTCACCAGGTCGGGGCTTAAAACGCACGGTAGGAATTGACGAAGCAACACTATGGGACTATCTGTTTGGTAAAGGCGATAAAGATAAGCCTAAACCAGCACCTGAACCACCAAAGCCAGCACCTGAACCACCAAAGCCAGCACCTGAACCACCAAAGCCAGCACCTGAACCACCAAAGCCAGCACCTGAACCACCAAAGGCAGATGATAAAGACGGACTAGATGTTCCTCATAGTAATTTACCAGCTGACTATAAACCTCCCAGAACAAATCCGGGCAGCGATAAAGTCAGAGCAATGCAGAAAAAATTAAAAGCTGCTGGATACGACCTAGGTAGCTTTGGTCCTGAAGGTGACGGCATTGATGGTAAGTGGGGTAAAAAAACACAGACAGCATACGATGCATATATGGCTGATAAGAAGTTAAAACAAGCAGGGGAACCTGACGCGGCTAGTAGAGAGCGTGAGCGTATCGCAGCACAATCTAATTTACAACAAGCACCAAAAGGCAGCGATACAACTACGTCAGGAGATTCATCATCTAGTACAGTTAGCCCTTCTAGTAATCTAGATCTTAGTAAGGAAGATCCAAGTGTAACAGCCGCTAGAGCCGCCGCAGCTGAGAAGTTGGCTCAAATGCAACGATATTCGGATATAGCTAAAGCAGCAAGAGAAAAGCCAGTTTCGTCAATTGACCAAGTTGGTAAAACTTCTCCTTCGGCTAACGATAATATAGATTGGAAAGCTACTGCTGCTAGAGACAGTTTAAAAAATTACGAGCCATATATCCCAATTAAAAAATCTCCAACAGATTCCGATGATCCAATTAGAGATATTATCAAACAGAAGCAAGCAGAAAAGGTGATACCCGAGTCGGTAAATACTGAACTTAACGATATTTTATGGTTAGCAGGAAGGCACAAGAGATAAAAAATGAATATGAAAAAACTTTTAAAATTATTTGAGCAAGAAGCTCCGGCAGCACCGGCACAATCTTTTAAAGATGCATTTGCAGCCGGACGTAAAACAGCACTTGCCGGCGGGTCTAAGACTTTTCAGTGGACAGACCCAAAAACTAATAAAACTGTTACTTACGGTACAGATTTAAAAAAACCAGCAGCACCAGCACCAGCAGCAGCTAATCAAGCCACTGCTGCCCAAACGCAAACAAGTAATTATGCAGGCGGCGATAAAAGAACAGCTAATGCGAGAGATGCTAATGCTGCCCCTCCTCCGGCTGGGTTCGCCGGGCAGACCAACACTGATGCTCAACCAACTCAAGGCACAAATACTAACACCAATATACCCACTGTGGCATCAGCTCCAGCTCCTGCTGCTTCTACAGAAGTTGATCCAAGCATCGGTTCCGGACAAAATATTGGCGGACAATTTGCTAAAGCAGCGTCTGACAAAGCAGCACAAGATTCATTTGCTCAAATATCAGGCATGGCACCAAATATTCAACCTCAAGCAGGCCCTGCCGAAGCTCCTGCGGCCGCAGCTCCTGCCCCTGCTGCACCTGCTGCACAAACAGCCACGTCCGGCATTTTCAGTAACCCTACTATAGGAACAGGCAATAAGGATTCGGGGCAAGCAGCACTTCCAAGCAAAACATATGGCGGCGGCTATGATCCAACTAAAGTGCAATATGCTGTAGATCAACCAAAAGATGACCCTCAAGCTGTTAAGGGGGGATTTGGTCAATCTACTAATGTAAGAACAGATACTCCAGATCAGATTGCAAAAAGAGGGCCAATGGGTACTACATTACCAGAATCAGAATTAGATGAAGACCTAGAAGAACTTGAAGAAGCATTCAATGATATACTGAGATTAAGTGGCTTACAAATAAATGAAAAAGCACCTCCAGGTGCTAAAGCCGAACGTATGGTCAAGCATATTAAAAAAGGTTATGCCAAAGATGGTAAAATAACACCTAAAGAGAAGTCTATTGCCTATGCTACTGCCTGGAAAGCTCATAAAAAATCTAAAGTAAGTGAAAGTCTCATGTTAGAAGCTGGTAGTAACTTAGAACATATTGTTACAAGATTTAAACATGAAACAAAGAATTTTTTAAATGGTGCTGACTTAGATGAAGATCTTTATAATGCACTGTACGATTATTATATAGACAATGGTGAGATGCCATATGGCGTTGCTAAAGCACGTGAAGGTGATCCATTTCATTGGGTGAGCGATCATTTTGCTGATGAGCTAGAGTCAATGGGACATAGTCGCCAATTCCAAGAAACAGTAATGCCTGTGATGGACGATACTTTAAGTGAGCTAGCACGTTTAGCTGGATTAAGTGAAAGTCGTATTGAAGAATGTGGCGACATGGGCATGGATCAGCGTGATTCAATGAATATTAGTACTAATATGAGTAGTGATGGGACTAAAAGTGTTACTATTTCAGCTCAAGGCGGCGATGCCGAGGCATTAATACAAATGCTTAAATTAGCTGGCATGGGCCATATGGGACATGATTCACATACAGAAGAACCAGTTGTTATGGTCAGCAATGACGATGATGAAATGATGGAGTATGCCAATGATCCTAACCAAGAATATCACTCTGTAGACAGCATCATACATCAAGGTACAGACTTACACCGAAAAAAAGATATGTACCCAACAGGAGCAAAGTTAGGCGACAATCCAATGGCAGAAGAAGTTGAATTAGACGAAGAATTGCAAAGTCTATTAGATAGTGTCTTAGTAAGAGAAGTTGATCCACAAAGACCAAAAGGTGATACTGGTCAAGCTGAAATTTTTACGGCAGACTTAGGTATTAATCCTCCTAGTCCCAATGAAGGTCCAGTGGGAGGAAAGAGCAAACCAGCTGCACCAGCAGCACCAAAGGCCCCAACATCTCCTGCTATCCCTCGCCCCGGAGTAAAAAAATGAAGTCTTTATTAGAGTATATTAAATTAGTAGAAGAATCCTGTGAGAATCCTATTACTGGAGATATATTTGAAATAGAAATCGCTCGCGATGAAACACTAATTGAAACTTATGTAGTTGATATACTTGATGATGGTATTGTTATCGAAGCAGACGACACAATTATGAGAATTTTAACGCATGTTGGATATTTAACAGAAGATTCAAACATGCCCACTGCTTATAATGATATTAACAATGACAAAAGTCCTAACAATGATTTAGAAGAAGCCGAATATCAAGGTCGCAATGTTCCGTTAGGCAAGCCAATGAAGGGCGACGTTAAAAAATCAAAAGTTTATGTTAAAAACGCTAAAGGTAATGTAGTTAAAGTTAACTTTGGTGATCCTAACATGAAAATTAAAAAGTCTAATCCTAAACGCCGTAAGTCGTTTAGAGCCAGACACAATTGTAAAAATCCAGGCCCACGCACTAGTGCTCGTTATTGGTCATGTAGAGCTTGGTAATTAAATAAAGGTCAATTATGAAAAAATGGTTTTCAATCTTGTTATTAACAGTAGCACCCGCAGCATTTGCATGGAATCAAACAGCACCGCTTCCTCCGGAAAAATGTGCAGTACACAATCCATATGGATTCCCACAGGCCAGCAAAGCAGTGACACCAATTTGTCGTAGAGCATATTTTGTCGGTTATGATGCCGCCGCTAAAATTCCTAATTATGTAACATATACATTAACTCCAGCCAACGCATTAGGATGTTGGCCGCGCACTAATGCATTTGTTGCTGATGCTAGTGTCCCTAACGGACCTCGCCCTGAAGATTATGCTGGAACAGGATATGATAAAGGTCATGCTGCTCCAGACGGCGATCTAAGTTGGGACCAGCAAGTAGAATATGAAAGTTTCTTAATGACTAATATGTTTCCGCAGTTAGGTGGACTAAATCGTGGCATTTGGAAACTACTTGAAACTAGTGTGCGTGGTTGGGCAGTACAAACAAACAACACATATAATATCTACGTAGGCGCAGTATATAATACAGCCACAGATAAAAGAATTGGTAATGGTGTTGTAGTTCCTACAGGCTTTTATAAAATTGTTATAAATCAAAATACCAAGCAAGCAGCAGGTTGGTATTTTAAGCATGAAGGCAATCAAGGTAATGATTTAACTCGAGTACGTGCTAGTATCGCTGCAATTCAACAAAAATCAGGAACTATATTTGCCTTTCCACCTGGAGTCACAGAACTACCAGTAGGCGGTGAATGGCCTGTAGACTTTGGAGCACTGACTCAAGCTAAAAGACAAAAGTGTAAGTCAGCCGAGTGACGATGATCGCCCAATAATTCCATATGGACAGCATTGACGAGTTAAAATTATTAGCAGGCATAGGTAATCGTGCAGTAATGCAGGAGTACCGAGGCTTTCCTGGCAGTAATATTTCAGTAACTGGAAATGAAAAGGGCGAACTTATGAAAACTCATAATATTCGCCCTGGTACTGAAGAATGGTTTAAACTGTGGTTCTCTAAGCCATATTTAACAGGCGAAAAACCAATTTAAGCAGCCTCTCTATCTCTACCTAAGTATTGATTCCACTTAGGATCTTTAACTCTAAATGGACTATGTTTCCAAGCAGCAGCTAATGCCCAATAATCTGGACGATAAGGCTTGCGTATTGGTTTCATAACCGCTTTATCTGCTTTACGCCAATTACAAGCCTTACAACTAGTTACACAGTTAGTCCATTCAGTTTTGCCGCCGTGGCTAATAGGAACTACGTGATCGATAGTTAATTGATCAAAATCAAAAGTATCTTCGCAGTATTGACATTGATAAAGATCACGCAGATACATATTGTAACGTGTAAAATTTACTTTACGCTTAAAATTAAAGTATTCTTTGGTAATAGCCACACTGGGGACATTAATCGATAGCTTTTCGCTATGGATTATCCAGTCCGGATACGTTTCAATAACTTGAATTCTTCCTAGATACATGAGTTTGACTGCATGGCGCCAATCAATTACGCTCAATGGTAATACAGATATAGGAGTGTAATCCTTGTTAAGTAATAAAGTGTGTCCTGACATTTGAAAACTCTATAAATTGATAAATAAAAGTGCCGATCGCGATCCTGGCAGATCCACCGGCTCTAACAGTTTATAAGGAACTATCAGCAATGCTATTTAGTAATAAAAATATCCCCAATGGCTTCTATGTTTATGCCTATCTAAGAGAATCTGATTCCACACCTTATTATATAGGAAAAGGCATTAATGGTCGAGCTTGGCGCAAGCATTATAATGTCAATAGACCACCTAATTTTAAAAATATCATAATTGTAGAATCCAATTTAACAGAAATTGGAGCATTTGCTATTGAGCGACGATTAATTAGTTGGTATGGTCGCAAGGATATAGGAACAGGCATTTTGCAAAATAGGACAGAAGGCGGCGAAGGATCGGCAGGAATGTCTGTTTTTACTAAAAAATTAATAGCGCAACGATTAATAGGTAAACCAAAAAGTGAGTTACACACACGAAACTTAAAAAATAGCAAACAAAAAGCAAATCATCCTGCGTGGAATAAAGGAATTAGCGGATCGTCATATCGATCAACTAAATGTGTGTTTGTATCGCCTGCAGGTGTATCAGAAGAATTTTTATCTCTACGACAAGGATGTAAGAAGCATTCATTATCGTTAAAACTTATGTGTCAAGTTGCAAATGGTAAACGGCCAGACAATAATGGTTGGATTGTTTTTAAAACATAAGTAATAATATGAAAACCAATGAAACTAGTATTATAAAGAGTCCCTATCAAAAAGTCAACTTTTCTGAAGAACAAATAATAGAATTTATGAAGTGTGCAGATCCAGATACGGGTCCGGAATATTTCATGAGTAACTATTTTTACATTCAGCATCCGGTAAAGGGCAAAATGTTGTATCAACCTTTTGAATATCAACAAAGACTTATAGATACTTATCATACTAATAGATTCAGCATTTCTCTAATGCCCAGACAAACCGGTAAAACTACAAGTGCTGCAGGATACTTACTTTGGCATGCTATGTTTCGTCCCGATTCTACTATTTTAATTGCAGCACACAAATATTCAGGCGCCCAGGAAATCATGCAGCGTGTACGGTATGCATACGAATTATGTCCAGACTGGATTAGAGCAGGAGTTACTAGCTATAACAAAGGGTCAATTGATTTTGAAAATGGATCACGTATTGTAAGCCAAACAACGACCGAAACAACTGGTCGAGGTATGTCAATCACACTACTGTACTGTGATGAGTTTGCGTTTGTTAGGCCCACTATAGCTAAAGAATTCTGGACATCTATATCACCTACATTAAGCACTGGTGGTAAAGCTATTATTACCAGCACGCCAAATTCTGACGAGGATCAGTTTGCTTTTATCTGGAAACAAGCAAATAAATGTACAGACGAATATGGAAATCCAACAGCGTTAGGAATAAACGGATTTAAAGCTTACCAAGCATCTTGGTGGGAACATCCAGATAGAGATGAAACATGGAAAAAAGAAGAAATTGGTCGTATCGGAGAAGAGCGTTTTCGTCGAGAGCATGGATGTGAATTTTTAATTTATGATGAGACTTTAATTAATTCTATATCATTATCGGAATTACAAGGACGAGATCCAATTGAACGACAAGGACAAGTTCGTTGGTATAAAAAACCAGAACGTACAAAGACTTATGTAGTAGGATTAGATCCAAGTCTTGGTACCGGCGGAGATCCTGCAGCAATACAAGTGTTCGAAATACCTTCAATGATTCAAGTTGCCGAGTGGCAACATAACACAACTCCGGTTCAAAGACAAATTGTTATTCTTAAAGAAATTTGTGAATATCTTTACGATAGTATAGGAACAATAAATGATATTTACTATTCTGTTGAAAACAACACGTTAGGTGAAGCAGCATTAGTTGTAATCAATGAAATCGGAGAAGAAAACATCAAAGGAACCTTTCTAAGCCAACCAGTCAAATCGGGGCAAATGAGATTACACCGTAAAGGGTTTACCACAACAAATAAATCAAAAATAGCAATTTGTGCTAAATTAAAAAATCTAATAGAAAATCGTAAGATGACAATTAATAGTAAAAATTTAATCAGTGAATTAAAATCTTTTGTAGCCGACGGCCCGGGATTTAAAGCTAAAATAGGTGAAACAGATGATCTGGTATCTGCAACTTTATTGGCGTTAAGGATGGTTCAAAGTCTACAAAGTTATGATGCTGAATTAGATGAAAAATTACGTGATAGTGTAGATGATTACGTTGCACCTATGCCTTTTATAATGATATGATAATTGAACCTGTAGATAATATTCCTGATTTATTCAGAGTAGAAAATGTATTACCCGACGAATTAATCGAAAGAATTAATCAATTACCGTGGTTAGATCACCCATGGGAAGAGCAAGATATGCAAGCCGATTGGAAACGTAGAAAATTACTTCCATATGTAGGTAGTCCTCTTAGCGAAGTAGATACTTACTTTAACTCTAGATTTTTAACTTATGTTGAAAGTGTTACTAAAGTTGTTTTTGAGTATAAAAAAGCATGGAGCAGTTTCTGGTTAGATTACGAAGGGTTCAGTTGTAGTATACATGAAGATGGTGCTGAACGGGAATATAATCCATTAATGGCTATGCAAATATACCTGACAGATTCTGATTATGAGTTAGGAACGGTTTTTTATAACGACGCCCAAGGGACAAAAATTCGCTATGCTTTTCCCTACAAACGTAATACCGGGTATCTAATGCTGAATCACCCAGGACATTGGCACGGAATGTTAAATGAAGTCCCAGCTGGGCATTTACGTCTTAGTAGTTATACCTACTTTGGCAAATTTAGCCATAAATAATACATTATGCGTGAATTAGACAAAATATCAGAAGCGTTATTTAATAAAATTAGGGCACGATTTGATAACGTTAGTATCGGCGATGACACCGCTACTTCAACCAATGAACCCGAAAATGCAAGATTTTTTAACTTTGATTATATTAATAAAGAAGGAAAAAATTTCGGAAATGTCACGATAAGTCTCATTGATGAAAATTCTCTTAAAATTTATTTTTCAACAAATATCACCGATGGACTTAAAGGACCAGAACAAAAAGAATGGTTTAGTTTTCTCAGAGATCTAAGAATGTTTGCTAGAAGAAATATGCTTATGTTTGACACAAGAGATATTAACAAAAGTAATTTAGACTTAAAAGACATTAGACAACAAAGTAAAGCAGATGCCACTTATTCAAAAGACGAACTTTCTATTGCTGAAAGCAAATTATACGGACATGGAAATAATAAACACGTAAGTTTCGGCGACGTGGGTACACACAAACTGATCATTAAACACAGAGACCAAATTGACCCCGAAAGACATGGAGCCAGGGCTAGACAAATTGAGCATATTTTTGTTGAAACTCCTGTCGGCGAAAGATTCTTATTAGATCATACAAATTTACATGGTGCAAGAGCAACAGCCAATCATTTACGATATGGTGGTAGATTCGGCGACGAAGGCAGCAATTTAATAAATGAAATGGTTAAGGAAATGGCCAGCATGAGGCACTTTGTGCGTTCAATGCGTAATCGTACTTTTGAAGATGTTGAAACTTCTGGTATGGTTGAAGCAGCTATTCATAGATATAATGAGGTTAAAGAACATCTAAAAAAATTACAAGGAAGAAACGGTAAAGAAATATTAGAGAATATGCTAGGACAAAATAATATTGTAGAGGATGAATTAGATATTGATGCTTTACGAGAAAGATTTGTTAAAAAAATATACGATGATAGATTCAATGAGGCTCTTCCTTATGTATATAAAGCTTATCAACGACAAAAAAATATGGAAACTAGCGAAGCAAAAGAATTCATGTCATGGGCAGAAAATATCGCCGAAGTAAACTGGGGTAATGATGCCGACGATAAGAATGAGGATGATCTACTAGACCTAATGCAACAACCATTATTAGTAGGTGTTGATGCAATTGATGCTAAATCATTGCTAGCAAGGATTGGTTTCGATGGTGCAGATGATTTATTCAATGAATTAGAACAAATATCAAATATACAAGGGCCGGATACGGATATCCGGATAGCCGTAGTACAATGGTTATCGTCGAATGGAGAAGACTCTTTAGCAAACCAAATATCTCAAATATTACAACAACAAAATACTAATACACAGCCAATACCTCAGCAACCAACTGTACCTGCTCAAGCAGTCGGCGCTACTACAATGGACGAACCGGTGGTCAATGAAGAACTATCTATCATTAAATGGTTGTCAGGTTTAGGCAAAAAATAATTAAATTTATTTTGACATCATAAATAAAAATGTTATACACTAGTAAACATGCTTGTGTATATCTTGGCACAAACTATTATGGCATTTATTAAGGAGAATATATTATGGCCACTTCATTAGCTGAAATTCGCGCTAAACTACAAGCGCAAGAAAACCGTTCGCAAGGCGGGCAATCACAAGGCGACAACGCCATCTATGCACACTGGAACATTCCAGAAGGATCTAGTGCAAAAATTCGTTTCTTACCCGACTCTAATCCAAAGAATGATTTTTTCTGGATAGCTAGAGAAATGATTAAATTACCATTTGCTGGTATCAAAGGACAAGCTGACAGTAAACCTGTTATTGTACAAGTTCCTTGTGTGGAAATGTGGGAACCAAATTCTTGCCCTATATTAGCTGAAGTAAGAACTTGGTTTAAAGATCCTGGTCTAGAGGAAATGGGTCGTAAGTATTGGAAGAAAAAATCGTACTTATTTCAAGGTTTCGTAAGAGAAAACCCATTGGCAGACGACAAACCACCTGAGAATCCTATTCGTAGATTTGTTATTAGTCCACAAATTTTTAATTTGATTAAGGCTGCACTAATGGATCCAGAATTAGAAAGTATGCCAACAGATTACACTGCGGGATTAGATTTCACTGTTACTAAAACTAGTAAAGGTGGTTATGCAGATTATTCCACATCTAAGTGGAGTCGTAAGGAAACCGCACTAACAGCACAAGAACAAGCGGCAATTGATAGTTTTGGTCTTTATAATCTTAGTGACTTCTTACCAAAGAGACCTGGTGAAGTAGAGCTAAAAGTTATCAAGGAGATGTTTGAAGCATCAGTTGATGGTCAAGCATATGATCCAGATCGTTGGAGCCAATACTACAAACCTAGTGGATTCCAAGGTAAAAGTAGTAACGATGCAGAGACATCGGCAGCACCTGCTACGGTAGTCATGGCAGCACCTGCTCCTACACAATCTTCTAGTCCTTTTGTCGGAGACGACGAGGAAGATGATGTACCGGTAGCAACTGCTCCGGTACAGGCCACTGCTGCTAAACCTTCAAGTCAACGTGCTGAAGATATCCTAGCAATGATTCGTAATCGAGCAAAATAAAAACAAGGGGGAAACCCCTTGTTCTATCTTAGAATAAAAATTAATCAAGGAAACTAATTATGGCTACTAAACCTTTTGATGTCTCAAAATTTCGCAAAAGTATTACAAAAAGTATTGACGGTATCTCCGTTGGATTTAACGACCCAACAGACTGGATCTCAACCAACAACTACGCTCTTAACTACCTTATTAGTGGGGACTTTAATAAGGGTATACCAATGGGCAAAGTTACTGTATTCGCTGGCGAATCTGGTGCGGGTAAATCCTTTATCTGCTCAGGAAATCTCGTCAAGAATGCTCAGGAGCAAGGCATTTATGTTATCCTTATCGACACTGAGAACGCACTTGACGAAGCGTGGTTACACGCTCTTGGAGTTGACACAAGCGATGAGAAACTTCTCAAACTCAATATGGCTATGATTGACGATGTGGCCAAAATGATCACAGAGTTTGTTAAAGAGTATAAAACATTGCCTGAAGATCAACGCCCTAAGGTTCTAATTGTACTAGACAGTTTAGGTATGTTGCTTACTCCCACTGATGTCAATCAGTTTGAAGCCGGAGACTTAAAAGGTGATATGGGCCGTAAACCTAAAGCACTAACAGCACTGGTTCGTAACTGTGTT